CGATGTAGGCATTCATCCAACTGTCAGAATTCGTCAGACTGCCTTTGATGGTGACAACCCCTATCTGCCCCTGCCTCTGGTACAGGGGCGGGCAGTCCTTAGGGTCCTCAGAAGGATCGATGTAGTCGGCCTGCTTGCCTATTGCGTCGGACTCCAACACCTTGGACACAGCCTCGATGTAAGCGTGCAGTGATTCAGGTGTTCCGGCCCAGTACTTTGGTATGCTGAACATATATGCTCCTTTTGTGGTTATAATGTGGGTATGAAAAAAATTAACTTCTACATACCTGACCCAGTACTGGAAAAGCTCCAGACTCTGGCCACGCAACGAGACGTCGCAGTCGCTGAACTGATCCGACGAGCACTAGAGGAGTACCTGAAAAAGCAACCCTGAGTCGGTTTCGTATCAACCTAAGAGAGGGCAAAAGCCCCGGAAAGAGATTCAAAATGGAAAAAGAGAAGTGGCTACCCGTCGTCGGGTATGAGGGGCTATATGAGGTAAGCGATCGGGGTCGGGTGAGGTCGTTGGACAGAATAGTCGAAAGGTCAGATGGGTACACCGTACACCGCACTGGGGCGTTGAGAGCACTTAGGACTGACAAGAAAGGGTACAAGTGCTTGTGTCTGTACCTGGAGGGTTCGAGGAAATATGTGTTCGTCCACAGGTTGGTGGTCAGAGCGTTCCTTGGGGACTCCCCAAGGGAGAGCACAGATGTAAACCACAAAGACTTCGACCCCGCAAACAACCGCTTAGAAAACTTGGAATGGGTCACGAGGTCCGAGAACCTTCTCCACTCGACCCGCGCGGGACGTAGAAAGAGGCCTGAAGGTAGAGTATCAAAGTTCGCATCTGCAAATACCGAAATACTGGCCCTCGCGGAGTCTACTCCGCTAACCATAAGAGAAATATCTGAAAAAGTGCAGGCATCTTTTGGATACGTCTCTAAGCTTGTGAGAGGGCTGCCTAGACCTAAAAGGCCCCACCGACCAAACCTGAGGGTGCGCGGCTCCGCTGCATCGCGCCCAGAACGCGCAAAAAAGTTAACGATAGAGCAGGTGAGGCTCGTGCGAGATTTGTACTCATCTGCAGGCATGACGCAAACGGCCCTTGCCAGGTCCTTCGGGGTAAGGCAATGCACTGTCAGTGACATCATCCTAGGCAAAATATGGTGTGAGGGCATCACTTCACCCTCTGCACCTTAACAGGACCTTTAGGCTGGGTCGGCGTCTGCGGACGCTGATCCTGAGGGCCACCGTTCGTGGCTCCAGTGTTGCTCAACGGGCTGGTCTCTTCGGGAGCTGCGGGGTCGGAGGCACCCGCCATAAAGAAGGTTCCTGACAGCTTCGGCGCCCCTGCCGCCGGCAGCCGCCCGGTGAGCGCAATGGCAGCCTCTTCATCGCTGATGATGCCCAAACTCAACTGCATCAGCACGCGAGACTGCTTCATGGCCTTAAAGGCTTCGAGCTCTTCGTCAGCACGCAGATTCACCCGGTCGAACAGGAACTCGCAGTAGCAGTCCTGGCCAAGCAGGCGCACTGCTAGGGTCATAGCCCTCGACAGGATCGAATTGATCTTGTTCTGCACACCTTCGGCGTGTTTGAGGAAGAGTTGCGTCTCGGTCGAGGCGATGTTGGCACTGCCCGACCCGTGACCAAGCACTGACGGAGGCACTTTGGAGCCAGTCGCCATCTTGGCGTTGGTCATCTTCTGCAGGGTGTCCCATTCAGAGGATATTGAAGAGTTTCCGTTGGTCAGGTAGCTGAACGCCACGCTGTCGAACGCCACCAGAGCGTCATCCGCCTCAAGGCCGTTGACTGTGCTGCTGATGCCAGAGATAAAGTTGTCCTGGAAGGTGGCCGTCTTGTCAGCGTCACCTGCAACGTCGATGGGTATGGACCGGCGGAACTTCTCGGAATCGATCGACACGTTCATGCGCGGGTGCAGCGCACGTTTGATACTCCTGCGAACGTCATTACTGAACTCCGTGTCAGCGAGCACCGCCTGCAGTGCCGCTTCCATGGGGGAGCTTGAATATGCCGTCAGCTGATCCTGATCTTGACTTTCGTAAAAGAAGGTAGGCACATCTAAGGGGATGTCCTGTCCATTCACGCGCTGATGCGGAGAGACAAACCCTGAATCGTCCTCGTAAAACTCGATCTGCGTGGTACTGACAGGCTGCAGGCGACTCGGTGTGCGCGCCTTGTCCAACACAAGCTCCATTGCGCAGCTACCATACAGGCGGAGCTCCATGCACAGTTGCTCAGCTAGTGCGTGAACCCCCGACACTGCATTGAACCCCTGTGAGTAATCAGACAGGTAGCTGATCCGGGCCAGCACCTGCTGGGCCAGGTTTGTAGCATCCACGTTGACTGTGCCATCAAGGTTTCTTGCCACGACGGAGTAATTCCTCGTCACCACCAGGCGCTGGTAGGCGTAAACGCTCGCCGACAGGTCAGGGGAAACCTGCGCGAGATCGTGAATGGTGCTCTTGGTAGAGGTGCCGTTGCGCAGCGTCAGGATGTCAAGGTTTGCGGTGCGCCTGTCCGTGGACATGAGGCGCTGTTCGCCCTTGGATGTGCTCGTTCGCTTGGAGAACGACTGCTGAGCCTGCGGCTTGTTCGGGACTTTCGGGTCGACGACAGGCGGCAGGCTTGCCGCCGCCTGGTGGCCGGCACGAGTGAAGAAGGATTTAATGGTCTCGAACATCCCGAGAATACTGGGAGGGGTCCGAAAAAAAGTCAATCCCTAGTGGCTTGCCTTGAGCTTGAAGGCTCTGAGGGTGGGTGCCACCGAACTACCCACCAACGCAAGGCCTCTCATTTGGTTGGCTACGGTCGCGTACAGGAGGCTGTGGTGGTAATGGTCCTGTCCCCCGCTGGACTTCTGCCAGTTGGCGGCCATCTCCCCTCCGCGCAGAGTAGGGGTCGCACGCTTCATGTCCATGAGGTGCGACCTGAACAACCCCCAGTCCTCGTTGCGCTTAACCCAGACCTTGCCTGCACGAATGTCAGAGAGCAATTGATCGAACATAGCGTTGCGGTTGATAGACACCTGTCGCAGGGCGCCTAGGGCCGCCTGCGGGTCGGCATCCCGCTGCTTGACGTCGAACAATTCGAGGCCCGCCCTCACCACATAGGTGGCCGCGTACAGGTTTGGGTCCCTCTCGGAGATCGAGATAAGCATATCGCTATACGGCTGGAGGTCACTCACCACCACGCTGATGTTGTACATCGCCTTCAGCTCGAAGTAGCGGTCCTTAAACCTGGCCAGCGGGATTCTCTCGAAGTGCACCACACCCATACGCATGTCCGACCCCATTCCCGAGATCACGACATGACACATGTGACCAAGATCCACCCCCATGGTGTGGGAGTGGTACTGTGACCCCATTCCGTCGACGACCATCCGGTCAAGGTCTTCATCGACCAGCCCGTCCGCCGCCTCACTACTCACTTCTCCGAGGTGGAAGTTGGAAAATTGGGAGGGGCGAAGGTACTTGGTGCTTACCGACACGAGTGAGTGCACAGGGATGAAGTCGGGAGCGTCGAACGGGCTGATTGAGTACCCTGCGCAGATGTGGTTTTTCTCAGGGTTCTCGCACACCCACTCTCGAAACTCTGGCTGCAGAGACGGCTGTTTGCCACAATGCGGGCAGTGAACCGCTGCTTCCATATACCGAAGACCAACAAGGTTCGACTTGGTGATGTCCCTCAGACTCCCGGAGTATCCAGGGATCTTCACGTCATTCCAGTACGTTGGCCAGAATCGATGGCCGCAGTGAGAACATCTCACGAAATTGAAATGCCGGCGGGACTCTTTGAACGCCTTGTCGATAGGGCCGTTAGGTGTCGTTGGTGTGCTCAATTGAATGCGAATCTTCCACTTGCTGTGGGTTAGGCGGCCAGACATCATCTCGACGATGTTGGGGTCTGAGAAGTCCACCTCGTCTGTGATAACGCAGTCCGCTGCTACAGAAATTGCGGCGTTAGACCCAGTGCTGCCACGCATATAGAGGAAGTTATTTGGTCCAAGCTGCTTGGACTCCGCGCTGTCTAGTTCTCCTCTAATTGCATTTCTCAGTGTAGGGGACTGCTGGATCACCGTGTCCAGCCTGGTCTTTGTGTATAGGGACGCGAGTGTCGCCGTTGGCAGTGTGTAGATCAGGCTGAAGTTTGGAATCATCGTTACCAGGCCAAGAGCCATGCGCAGACTTAGCTCAGACATACCTACCTGGCTTGGCTTCTTAAGACAGATCTCCTGCGACTGGTCCAGCATGATGCGCTCTTGGTATTCGTGCCCTTTGGTGGAAAACGGGCGCCCGTTCAGGTATGTCTCTGTGCAGACCCACTTAAGTAGGTCCGCCCTCGTGTACTGGTTAGTGGTGGATGCCCGCAGGCGCTGCAGGTGCTGTGTCGCCATTTCATCCATGGCAGCCCCCAAGCTCCTTCTCGTACCTGTCAAAGAACGCTTCCTGAGCCCTTGCCGGGAGCGTCTGAACGCACTCAACCAAGATGCTCTCGATCTTTTTCAGCCTTTCGCTCGTGAACAGGTCGTTTTGCACCTTCACCAGATTCATCAAAGACGTACTCAGGCTCGACGCGCACTGGGCGATCTGATTTGCCGGGGTTTGGCCGGCATCGTTCATCACGCGCTGCTGCAGGGCCTGAAGAGCCTGAGTCTGCAACACCAACTCCCTAGTCAGATCAAGGTCTTTTAGGCCCTTTACCGGCAGCCTCGAGTCAATCTGAGACCTCAGATCAAGGAGTTCGTCCAGTGACATCGCGTCAAGGCCCTGCGCCGCCGGAGCAGGCGCGTCAGGGTCCTCCAAAAACGGGTCAAACACAGCCACTTTCCTCTAAAACAGGGGCGAAAACCTTCTCGAGGACTGAGTCTGGGAACACTCGGACGTACCCCCACTTGCCATCCGGGACTCTTTGCGCCTGCTCGCCGCGCTTAATCATCTCCCTCAAGGCGTCGCGAGTTAATTCGCCCTGCGCTACGACTGACAGCGTAATTCCGTAGTCGCTTGCGTAGTCGTTGATTGTCCTGACCTCATCCTGGCAGTCACAACCCTCACAACTGCCACATCCCGCCTCTTCAAGGGCAGCTTTTGCACGGTTGATACCGTCCTTTGCGCGGCGCAGGTTGTCTGTGTGGATCAGCAGGTCATGGGTGGCTTTGAGCTCGGGGTCGAAAAATACGTGTGTCATTTTGAGGTCCTTTGGTTACAGAGTTTCGAAGACTTGTTCAAGGATCGACTCGTGGTATGCGTTAACCTTCCCCCACACATGATCCTTCACCGACCCCACGTCGACACCTGACTCCCGAGAAACGCGGGCAGCGACCCGCCCGAGCTTTGAGGCGGCCTGGTCATCCACACGCACACCAAGGATGTTGGCGTAAGCCTTGATGGAGTAGAACTGTGGGTCTTGAGCCCCCACCACTGCTGCCACCTGCTCGACGCGCGCGGACGTAGCGCTGATGAGGCTTGTTGCCGTCTGAAGTTGGGATGCAAGCTCTTTTTGCTGCTGCTCCAGCTTGTCGTACTGGATCGCCTGTTGGACGATCATGTTCATGATGGGGTTGGAGAGTGTTCCGTAGAAGCCAGTCTTGCGAATGCTCGGAAGTACTTCGCTGGTTACCCACTTCTTGAACCGACGCGCCTCTGGTTTTCGGCTGCCAAGAGTGAGGCTGAACATGCCCGACTCGCTTACCAGGTTCACGTTGTCGTTGCCCCTGGTCAAGCCCTCGATTGAATCTAGGGCTTGCTCGTCCGAGTCAAGTCTCTTCAGTGCGTCCGTTGGGTTGCCTATGGTCAGTGCCGCGCACACATCCGCAGCGACGAACCAAGGCTCGCCGTTACGGGTTACAACACGTACTGGATGATCGTCGAACTGAAAGTTCGACACAGGGTTGACGATTTCGCTCGTCAGGGCGTTTCTGGGGGTGTTTTGCACACTCTTCTCCATTACGCGCCTGGATCAGGAGCCTCAAGCGGGGCTTGTTGACGGACCTCAGCAGTTAAGGCAGGCCCCTGATCCCGGCTGACTACTCACCACCGTCAAGTGGTGGAGGGGAGCCTATCACGATATTTGAGGGGATCGTTATCGTCGTGCCTTGTCAAGGCACAGGCTCGCGAGTAGGGCTGAGCATACGTGTGGGAACCCC